GTTGTAGCTGGTAAACAGTTTAAGAAAACAGATAATTATATTCTAAGTTTACATTTAGAGTATATGGAAGCTTTAAGCAGCATACAAAAAGATATAGAAGTTTTTTATGCTAGATTCTCGCAGAATAATGAAATATCTTTACAAGAAGCTAGAAGATTATTAAACTCTAATGAACTTCAAGAGTTTAAAATGGACTTAAAGGAGTTTACTAGAAAAGCTAAAGATAATAAGAATCTACAATGGGAAAAAGAATTAAACAATGTATCTTATAAGGTAAGAGTTACTAGGCTACAAGCTCTACAAACGCAAATAAGGAATAGTATAGAAGATTTATATAGTAGACAACAATGTAATACTGCAAGCCTTTTAAATGGAATATACGAGGATACTTATTATAGGAATATTTTTGAAGTACACAAGGGCTTAGGAATAGGTATTAATTTTGCTAAGTTAGATACTAATACAATAAATAAAGTAATTACAGAGCCGTGGCATGGAAATAATTATAGCAGCAGAATATGGAACAATAAAGAAAAGTTAATAATGGAATTGGAAACCAACCTTACTCAATCTTTTATTCGCGGTGATTCTATAGATAAAACTTCTAAAACAATAGCTGAAAGAATGGGTGTAGCAAAGAATAGAGCAAGGACACTTGCTAATACTGAAAGTGCTAATATTATTTCTAAATCAACTTTTAATAGCTATATTGGAAGTGGAGTTGTTAAAGAATATGAAATACTTGCTACTTTAGACTTACATACGAGTAAAATATGTAGATCATTGGATGAAAAAGTATTTAAAGTATCTGAAAAAGAAATAGGAGTTAATGCTCCACCGTTTCATCCCAATTGCAGAACTACAATAATTCCTTACTTCCCAGATACATTAGATATAGAAAGAATAGCTAGAGATTATGAAAGTGAGGTTTATTATGTACCAAGTGATATGACTTATAAGGATTGGTATAATAACTATGTTAAAAATAATTTTTAAGAATAAATAACTAAAACAACAAAAATTAGCAAAAATTATATAAAATTGTACTTAAAATATGATATAATTACAAAAAAAGACTAAGGAGGAATATATATGAATATGAGTCTGGTTGATAACCTTATAGAAGGTCTGCAAGAATGGAATAATATGAGAAATACTAGTAAAGCACAAGATTATTCTACTCTTCTATCAATTATAAATCACAAAATAGGAATCAAGTGTTCAGAAATGTTCGATTCAAATTCTGACATTGAGACACAATTGAAACTATTAAAAGAAAGAGTTTTAGAACTATGTAATGAACAACGCATAAATGAAGTTATGCTTATTGAAGGAATAGTGGCTGGAATAACTAGATATTTTAACAATGGATATGAACGTCTAGTGGATAATTTAGCAATGAATGAAGAATTTGGTAAGAAAAATTATAAATCGCCAAAAATGTTTGAAAAAATTAAAACAATTGAATATAGGGTAGGTACTGAATTAGATGAAGAAGTTTGGAATAAGATAGCTGCAAAGAGATTTAATAAATATTCTTTTAATAGAATGGATAATCAAGAATTTCTCGAAAACTCAAAAAAATTTGGAAAGATAATGGGTAGTCTCCCTGAAGAAGATAAAAATCTTACAATTAAAGAGTTTCAAAATAAATATGATAATTGTGGTAAATAATTTTATAAAAAAGTCTTAGAAATAAGGCTTTTTTATTTTAATTAAAATTAAGAAAGGAAAGATATAAATGTACAAATTAGATACTATTCAAAAAAGAGAAAAATTAAACAAGGTTTACCCGCATGATGAGGAGGGAAATGGTGGTGCTAATCACGCTTATTTGATTAATACAGCAGATAAAGCTCAAACTGTGGGTTGTATTCAATTTCAAAATGGTGCACGAAAAGAAGAAGGAAGTGTGCCTGGTGTAGCTAATGAAGATCTATTAGAGATAGTAAGGCATAGATTACAATGTTTCCAAGCTGGACCCTATTCAAGCAGAGAAAATGCCTGTGCGTTAACCCACATAGAAGAAGCTTTAATGTGGCTTAATAGACGTGTTGAGGACAGGATAGAAAGAAATGTATTAGGAACTAAAAATAAATAATTAAAAGAAAGGAGTAATTACAATGCCAAAGTTAAGTGAAATATTAGGAGAGCACTTTAATCAAATACCAGAAGAACTACAAACTAAATACAAGGATGTTGATTTAGTAGATAGTAAGCAATATATTACTAAAGATAAATTTGATGCTTTAGATGAGCAGCTTAAAAATGCTAACACAACTATTACTGATTTAAAGAAAAGCAATAAGGATAATGAAACCTTACAAACCAAAGTAGGAGATTATGAAACCAAGGTTAAAGACTATGAAAAGAAAATACAGGATATGCAATTTAATTATGCATTAGAAGGAGCTTTAAAAGGTGCCAATGTAAGAAATACAAAGGCTGTTAAAGCTCTTTTAAATTTAGAAAATATTAAGTTAGATGGAGAAACTCTTATAGGTATTAGTGAACAAATAGAAGAACTAAGAAAGAGTGATTCCTATTTGTTTTTAGAAGAACAAGTACAACCAAAGTTCTCAGGAGTAAATCCTGTAGATAGTTCAGCGAATAAAACACCAGCAAAAGATACAAGTAAAATGTCTTATACTGAATTATGCAACTACCTAGAAGAAAATCCTAATGCACAAATTTAAATAAAGAAAGAGGGAATATAATATGGCAAAATTTGATTCAAAAAGTTTTAATCCACAAGCATTTGGAGCTTATGTAGAAAGAGTACCAAAATTAAAGAAAAATGAATTATTAAAATCAAGAGCATTAAAAGGAAATGCAGAAATTAAAAATGCCTTTAGTTCACAAACAGGAACTGCGTATGCAGTATTACCTATGTATGGTCGTATTGATGGTGATGCATTAAATTATGATGGTCAAACAGATATTACAGCTACAAGCACAACTACATTTGAAAGAGGTGTTGTGGTCGTTGGTAGAGCTAAGGCATGGGTAGAAAGTGATTTTTCAGAGGATATAACTGGTGGGGTAAACTTCATGGATAATGTAGGAAATCAAGTAGGAGAATATTGGGATGATATAGACCAAGGCACATTATTATCAATATTAAAGGTATATACTCAATGACAGGTGCTAAAAATTTAGAGTTTGTTAATAACCATACATTAGATATAACAACATTAGCGGATGATAAAAATGTTGTAGGGTCAACTACATTAAATACATCTATTCAAAAGGCTAGTGGTGATAATAAATCTAAATTTACCTTAGCTATTATGCATAGTGCGGTTGCTACTAACTTAGAGAATCTTAAATTACTATCATATCTTAAATATACAGATGAAACAGGTATTGAAAGAGAATTACAACTTGCAACATGGAATGGAAGAACTGTTTTAATTGATGATTCAATGCCAGTAGAAGAAGTGCCTAAAACAAGTGATATAGAAGCATATACAAAATATACAACTTATGTATTAGGTGATGGAGCGTTTGACTATGAGAATATTGGTGCTAAAGTTCCGTATGAAATGTCAAGAGATCCAAAAACAAATGGTGGTCAAGATACTCTATATTCACGTCAAAGAAAATGTTTTGCACCTTATGGAATTTCTTATATAAAGAAATCCCAAACAACATTATCACCAACAGATGAAGAACTTGCTAATGGTGCTAACTGGGAGCTTGTTAATGATGGTGGTTCAGGAAATGCTAAACAATATATAGATCATAAAGCTATTGCAATAGCTAGAATTATTTCAAGAGGTTAATAGATTGGATGTGAGTTTAATGACTCCACTAGAAAAATTAAAAAAACTTTTAGGTATATCCTTGGATGATGACTCCAAGGATTTTTCATTGCAATTCGCAATAGAGGATGCTGAACAAACAATAAGGGATTATTGTCACATAAAAGAAATCCCAGAAAGATTAAATAATACTATTTTAAGAATGTCTATAGATATATATAGAAATGATAACCTAGGGGAAGAAGAGAATTCTTTGGGTTCCATTTCCTCTATAAGTGAAGGGGATACTTCTATAAGCTATGGAACTGATAATGCTGAATTTAAGGATAGCCTAGTAAAAGACTATAGAGCTAAACTTAATAAATATAGAAAGTTGGTTTGGTAATATGTTTAAAAGTATAGAGAAAGCTAGGAAACAAGCGAGAAAGGCTATTGAAAGTTTATATGATTGTACTTGTAATATAACTGGAGGAAAAGAAAAAGTTAAAGATCCTATTACTAAAGAAACTAAATTAATACCAAAAATAAAATATGAAAAACAATCTTGCAAAGTATCAAAACAAAGTTTATCGAAAAATAACCAAACCGATACAGTAAACAAAGTTCTATATGAGATTAAACTTTTTATAGATCCTGAAGTTGAAATTAAACAAGGTGATGAAATAGAAATTACTAACCAATTTGGGATTATAACTAAATATAAAGCTGGAGAAGGATTTCCTTATTATACACACCAGGAGGTTATTTTAAATAAAGAGGATAAAGCTTAATGGCTAGATTAGCTAGTTTTGATTATTCTGATTTTAAGAAGATGGCCAAGAGTTTTCAAAAGGCACTTGATGAAAGAGTAATTGAAAGATGGATAAGAGAATTTTTGTTGGAGATGGCATTTAGAGCTGAAAGAAAGATTAAAAAGAGAACTCCAGTAGGTGTTTATAGTAATCAAGTGTCCTTTACAACAAAGGATGGTAAAGAGGTAAGTTTTACAACTAGTAGCTCCAAAACAGGAGGACATTTAAGACGTAATTGGCAAGTGGGAAATGTAGTAAAGCAAGGTGATGCATATATAGTTGAAATATTTAATAATACTGAATATGCAAGTTATGTGGAATATGGACACAGAACTAAAAATCATAAAGGCTGGGTCGAAGGTAGATTTATGGCCACAATATCAATGCAAGAAATAGAAAGGCAGCTACCTAAGTTTTTAGAAAGAAAACAAGTAGAATTATTAAATCAAATACTTAATGGTAGGTTATAAAATGGCAAATATAAATGATTTAAGAATAGGAATTAACCAAACATTGGATAAAGAATTTCCTAACATAAATATATATGGCGAAGAGATTAAGCAAGGTTTTGAAGAGCCTTGTTTTTTTATTAAGGTTTTATCTTCAGGACAGAATAAAGAACTTAATATTAGGTATAAGAAAAATATATCATTCAACATTCATTATTTTAGTGATAAAGAGGATTTAAATAATGATTGTAATGATATGACTGATAAGCTTTATGAGGTGCTTGAATATATAAAAACAAATAATAGTTTGTATAGGGCTAATGAAATGACACATGAGGTTATAGATGGAGTTTTACACTTCATGTTGCAATTTAATTATCATGTTTTAAAAGAGATTGAAGAAGCTCCTAAAATGAATAAATTGAAACAGGAGGTATATTTAAATGGCAGATAAAGAACAGGAAATTAAATTTACCAAAGAACAAATAGTAAATTCAAAACAGTTTACAGTAATAGAAATAGATATACTTAAAGCTTTATTAAAAGATGAACAGTATAGCTTAAAAGAAGTAAATAAACTCTTAGAAGACTTTAATAAGAAAGAGGTGAAATAGTATGGCTGGTGGAACTTGGGAAAGACAAAACAAAATTAGACCAGGGGCTTATATAAATTTTAAGTCAAAGAAAAACGGTCAAACACCAATAGGTGAAAGAGGAATTGCAAGTCTACCATTGGAATTACCATGGGGACCTGAAAAAGAAATTATTACTATACATGCTGATGATGATTTATCTAAAGTACTAGGTATAAATATAGCTGATGAAAGTGCATTGCTTATTAGAGAAGTATTAAAGAAAGCTAAGATACTTTTATTGTATAGACTTAATGAAGGAACTAAGGCTACTGCTGCATTAGAAGGATTAACTATAAATGCTAAATGCACTGGAACGAAAGGAAATAATATTACTGTAGTGATTCAAAACAGTATAGATTTTACAGAAAGTTTTGAAGTTATTACTATATTTGAAGGAAATAAGGTGGATAAGCAATTAGTTAAAAATATAGAAGATTTGAAGCCTAATGATTATGTTGATTTCAAAGGCACTGGGGAATTAAAAACTACTGCTGGGTTACCGCTTAAAGGCGGATCCGATGGTAGTGTTACTAACCAAGGTTATACAGATTATTTGGCAACTATTGAACCTTATGAATTTCATGCTGTGGGTATTCCAACCAAGGATCCTGTTATCAAGGCAGTAGCAACTACATTTATAAAAAGACTTAAAGAAGATGGTAGGCAGGTGCAAGTAGTATTAGAAAATTATCCAGAAGCTGATACTGAAAATGTTATTAGCGTAAAGAATGGTGTAATTTTAAGTGATAATACAGTAATAAAATCCAATCAAGCAATTGCATTTGTAACCGGAGCTACTGCTGGAGCAAATGTAAATCAATCAAACACTTACCTGGAATATCCAGGAGCTATTGATGTAGATACTAAATACACCAACAGGGAAATAGAAGAAGCTTTATTAAACGGAGAAATAGTCTTTACTATTAGTAATAGAAGAGTAGTAATAGAACAGGATGTTAACACATTTAAATCTTTTACAGAAGATAAGGGAAAAGATTATAGAAAAAATAGAGTGGTTCGTACACTTTTTGAAGTAAATAATGGCACTAGGTTATTATGGGAAACTAGCTATATCGGTAAAGGTGATAATGGCGAAGATGGAAGAAACTTATATAAAAAGGATGTAATTAAGTTTTTAGAAAAATTACAGGGAATTGGAGCACTTGAAAATGTTGTACCAGAGGATGTTGAAATTAAAAGAGGACAAGATAAAGATTCTGTAGTAGCTAGAATGGGGGTACAACCAATAGATGCTATGGAAAAACTATACATGGATGTGGAGGTGGAATAGTAAATGGGATTTCTTAAAGCAGGAGATACAATAAGTGGACAAGAAGCTAGAGCATTCTTAACGGTAGATGGTAGAAATGAAGAACTATTCTATGCTAAAAAATTAGAATCAAAAGTAGAAAAGAAAAAAACAGAAGTAAAAACTTTAGGAAAAAGAGGAGAACAACATAAAGCAGCTGGCTGGAGCGGTTCTGGTACATTGACAGTATATTATGTGACTTCTCTATTTAGAGAATTAATGATTAAGTATATGAAAACTGGAGTGGACACATATTTTGATGTGAGTGTTACAAATGAAGATCCAACAAGTAGCATAGGGAAACAAACTACAGTTTTAAAAGATTGTAATTTAGATGAAGTTTCCATGGCAATGTTTGATGTAGAATCCGAGGTACTTGAAGAAGATATGGGATTCACGTTTGATGATGTGGACTTATTAGATAAATTTGGAAAGCCAGTATTAGGTTAATAGGAGGAGTATATAATGAATAATTTTGAAGATTTTTTAATGGATAGTTTTGAGGAAGTAGAAGAAATAGAAAGAGAAATAACTATAGGTGGCAAAAAGAAGAAAATGAAATTTAAACCGATAAGTGCTGATAAAGGTGACGAACTTAGAAAGAAATGCAAAAAGGTAAAATTAGTTAAGGGTCAAAAAATGATTGAAACTGACCAGGATAAGTTTGTAAGTAATCAAATAATAGAAACTACGATACATCCGGATTTAAAAAATTCAGAACTACAAAAGGCTTGGGGAGTAATGGGCGCAGAGGAGCTTTTAAATGCAATGAAGTCAAGAATGACTGATGGTGAGTATGCAGACTGGTCAAGCACTGTTATAGAAATAAATGGATACGATAAAGGTATACAGGAGTTAGTAGAAGAAGCAAAAAACTAATCAAGGGAGGGGATGGTGAAGCTAATTATGCCCACTATGCCCTCCACAGATTAAAGATTAGGCCAGGAGTATTAGCTGGTAAATCTCCACTATATCCAATAGATAGAAGGGAAAAAGCTTTTATATACGCTAGTATTGATTTGCATATAGAAAATGAAAAAAACAAGCTGATAAAGCTAAAAGAAAAAGATAATATTGAAACAACCCCCATTATTTGCTATTATTAAAATGATTTAATAAGGGGGATGCTAACATGGGATTATTTTTTAAAAGCAAAGAAAACTGTTGTATTTGTGGTAATGAAGAAGGAAAAAAGAAAATATCTAGCGGATTTATTTGTAAACAGTGTTTACATTTGTGTAGTATTAATTTTCAAGTAAAAATAAATAAAAATACAACAAAAGAAGCAATATTAATTGAAATGGAAAAGAATAAAAATAACAAAAAATTAGTAGCTGACTTTACAACTACTAAAAAAATAGGACCTTATATAGAATTTGATGAACAAAAAGGATTATGGCTTATACCAGATGGATTTGGAGGTAAGAAAGTTAATCCTAGAATACATGCTTTTGGTGATATTGTAGAATATGAACTTTTACAGGATGGTGATAGTATAACAAAAGGTGGGCTTGGAAGAGCAGTTGCTGGTGGTGTGTTATTAGGAGGAGTTGGGGCAGTTGTTGGTGGAGTAACTGGTAAAAAGAAAACTAAATCTGTGATTAATAATTTAAGAATTAAAATAACTGTTAATGATACTAGTAATCCAAGTGTTTACATAGATTTAATAAAGACACCAACAAAGGCCAACTCATTTATATACAAAACAGCATATTCTTCAGCTCAAGAAATACTTTCAATGTTGTCTATAATTACTCAGAAGACTAGTGATGAAAATATAAATACCAAAACATCTGTGGCAGACGAATTAATAAAATTAAAGGGATTATTAGATGAAGGAATATTAACACAAGAGGAATTTACCTCAGAAAAAAATAAACTATTAAATAAATAAAGAAAAAAGCACTTACTTTAATGTGGGTGCTTTTATTATGCTAGAAAGGAGGTAAAGATGGCAACAGTATCAACGGCTCTTAAAATGTTTGACCAAATGACGAAACCATTACAGCAAGTTACACAGGCTTTAAATCTAACAATAAGTGCTATGGATGATTTAAACAATTCAGCGAACAGAGATGTAAGAATAACAAATACTTTAAATACTGCAAGAGGAGCAATTCAAAGAGCTTCTGCCGGATTACAAGAATTAGTTAATGAGCAAGATAGAGCTCAAAACAATCAAAATAGATTAAATGATTCTTTTAATAGAGGATCTAGCGAAGCAAATGGGTTAACAAGCAAAGTAAAAAATTTAGTAGGTGCTTATTTAGGATTTCAAACTGCTAAAAAAGGATTAGACTTAACCATAGGTGGAGGAGCAAGGTTAGAACAACAATTAATTACTATAAGTGGTATGTTAGGTAATAAAGATGTAGGTAAAGCTTTTTTTGGGAATCTTAATAAATATGCTAATGAAAGTGTATATGGATTAAAAGAATTTAATACTATAACTAGAAGCTTTATTCAATTTACAAAGAATACAGACAAACTCATGGATTTAAATAAAACGGCTGAAAAATTAGCATTTTTGGATCCAACCCAAGGCTTAGAGGGTGCAGGATTTGCGCTAAAAGAAGCTTTAGGAGGAGACTTTATGTCTTTAAAATCTAGATTTGGATTTGGTAAAGCTGATGCAGAAATATTAAAGTCATCTAAAAGTATGGATGAGTTTATAAGCAAGTTTGATGAATTATTAGCTAAAAAAGGTGCTAGTGATAAAGCTTTGGAAGAATTTAATCAATCTGCGATAGCTCAACTTAATAACCTTAAATCAAACATAGAGACTGCGTTTGCACAGGCGAGTGAAACTGCGTTAGAAGTTTTAAAACCTTTGCTTAGCAGAATAAATGAAGGATTTAAAAATGGAAGTTTTGAAGGTTTTTTTAATGGCATAAGTGTAGGTTTGGATATAATTGTGAATTTAATAATGGATGCTATAGACATTGTTACATGGCTAGGTCAAGCGGTTAGTGATAATTGGAGCATAATTAGTCCTATTGTTTGGGGAATTGTAGCTGCAATGATAGCTTATAATGCAACAATGGGAATTGCATGGTTAACAACTATAATGGATATTGGAGCTAAAATTGGACATACTATTGCATCTTGGGCAGAAACAGCGGCTGTAATTGCTTTAACATTTGCACAAGAGGGATTAAATGCAGCATTAGCGGTATGTCCTATTACTTGGATTATTATTGCAATAATTATATTAATAGCTTTATTTTACGCAGCTGTAGCAGGTGTGAATCATTTAGCGGGTACAAGTATTTCAGCAACTGGAGTTATTGCAGGATCATTTATGGTAGCACTTGCTTTTATAGGAAATTTATTTGTAGCATTTTATAATTTAGTTGTTGATATTATAGCTTTGTTTTATAATCATTTTGCTGCATTTGCGGAGTTCTTCGCTAATGTATTTAATGATCCTATAGGTTCTATAATTAGGCTATTTGCAGCAATGGCAGATGAAGTTTTAGGGATACTTAAAAGTATAGCCTCCGCTATAGATACGATATTCGGCTCGAACCTTGCCAATGCAGTAGGTAATTGGCAAAGTGGACTTCAAGGTGCTGTTGATAAATTAGTTGGTAAACCTAAAATTCAATTTCAAAAGATGGATTCTTCTGCAATGCATCTAGATAGGTTTGAATATGGTAAGGCATATGATTCAGGGTATGGCGTGGGTAAAAACATAGGTGATAAATTTGATTTAGGAAATATATTTAATAAGGGTAATATTCCAGACATGGGTAAAATGCCAGATATGGCAGCATGGAATAAAGCACAAGGACCAGGAACATTAGGAACTGCAGGAGATGATGGTAAAAATAAAGGTAGTAAATCCCCAAGTGGAAATAAAGGATTGAAAGATGCTAACAATCACCTTAAAAATATAGATGATAAAATAGACATTTCTAATGAACATCTAGAAATGATGAGGGATTTAGCAGAAATGGAAAGTATACAAAACTTTGTAACTTTAACCCCAACAGTACAGGTTACTACTGGTGATATTAAGGAGGAAGCGGACATAAATAAAATAATATCTAAAATAGAGAATTACATGGAAAATGAATTAGTTAACAGCGCCGAGGGGGTATATGCTTAATGTATAAAATATATTTAGGAATTAATGATGGTGAAGAAGGATTTATACTCCCAGTATTACCAGAGAAAATTGAATTTGATGAAGATGGAAATAATAAAACATACGATATAATTAATTTAGGTGAAATTAATACAATAAATTTACCGAAGTTAACTGAAATAAGTTTTGAAAGTTTCTTTCCATTAAATAAAGGGCCATATGTAAGCTCGGAGCAATTATTCTCTCCGAGCTTTTATATTGCAAAAATTAGAGAATGGAGAGATAAAAAACAAAAGATAAGATTCATCTTTACTGGTAGCCCTTTAGAGATAAATGATCTATTTACTATAGAAAGTTTTAAACCTAGCGAAGAAGGTGGGGAAGTTGGAGATATACATTATTCTATAGAACTAAAAAGATATAAAAACTATGCTGCTAAAAAAGTAGTTATAGTAACACCAAAAACTGCAGCAGCTAATCAATCTGTGAAAAAAGTAATAGCAAATTCCAAGGCTACAAGACCAAGTAATACTAATAAACCTAAAACACACACAGTTAGCGGTAATGATACGTTGTGGCATATAGCTAAAAGATATTTAGGTGATGGTAATAAGTGGCCACAAATTTATAATCTAAATAAAGACAAAATTAAGAATCCTAATTTAATATATACAGGACAAGTTTTAAGGCTTCCATAGGTGGTGATAGGTTGAATATACAATTGTTACTGGATAATAAAGATGGGAATGTATTTGATATATCTGAATTAACAAACGAAGTTACTTGGAAAACTAAAAGAAAAGATAAACCCTCTAGTTTGGATTTTGAAATATTAAAAGATAAGCAAATTACTATAAATAATGGTGATGTAATAAGTTTTAAAGTAGATGGTAATCCAGTGTTTTATGGATATGCATTTGAAAATGGAGGAAGTAAAAATCCAATTACAAAAGTAACTGCTTATGATCAATTACGATATCTTTTATTTAATGATACTTATGTGTTTAAAAATAAAAAAGCAAGTCAAATTTTAATGCAAATTGCTAAAGATATAGGATTGAGAGTAGGAACTATAGAAGATACAGGATATGTCATACCACAGTTATTAGAAGATGATAAAAAATTACTAGATATAATATATAGTTCTTTAGAAAAAACCCTAATGAATAATAAAAGAACTTATACATTATATGATGATTTTGGATATTTAAACTTAAAAAATATAAATAACATGAAGCAACCTGTAGTTATTAGTGATGATAGTAACTTAGGAGATTATGATTGGAAAAATAGTATAGATAGTGATACTTATAATAGAGTTAAAATAGTAAGAGATAATAAAGATACTAAGGGTAGAGATGTTTATATAGCACAAGATAGCAGAAACATTGCTAGGTGGGGAAGATTACAGTATTTCAAAAAAGTAGATGAAAAAATGAACAAGGCGCAGATTCAAGAGATGGTTAATGCAGCATTAAAGCTTAAAAATAGAGAAACTAAAACTTTAAAATTAAAAGATGTTATTAGCACAGATATAGCAGCGGATTTAAAATTAAGAGCTGGTAGTGGTGTGTATGTGGATATAAAAGAAAAGGGAATAAAACAGTATTACCTTATAGAAGAAGCTACACATAAGTTTCAAAAAGGCAATTTAGTAATGGACTTTGATTTAAAGGTGGTGTAGATATGGGAATGATGGATACAATTAAAAAAGCAAGTATGGGAGCAGTAGGAGCTGGCAAACCTGTAGAAATAACTTTTGGTGAAGTTATAAATGCAGAGTATTTAAAAATAAAGGTGGATCAAAAGCTTATATTAGATAGAGATTTTTTTATTATTCCTGAAAGCTTAATTAGATATGAAATAGATTTAAAACATACTCATACTTATATAAACAATTCTATTGAAAGTAACCTAAATACATCTTTAGATAAATTATTAATTAGAGAAGGTTTAAAACAAGGAGATAAGGTTTTATTGCTTAGAATTCAAGGTGGCCAACAGTATGTAATCTTAGATAAGGTGGTGTAGGTGTGAGTGAGGTTAGTATATTACCACAAGGAGCAGTTATATCTGATGATCTAGAAATGGAAGAAATAATCGAACCAACAAAGACTTATAAAATTAAAGATAATAGAATAGTAGGATTTATAGATGGTGAAGAAGCTTTAAAACAAGCAATAAGATTAATCTTAAATACAGAAAGATATGAGTATCTTATCTATAGTTGGAACTATGGAAGTGAACTTGATGGAGTTATTGGAAAGGATAAATCAATAGCGGAAAGTGAATTTAAACGTAGAATAAAAGAAGCTTTAAGCCAAGATGATAGGATTAACAATGTTGATAATTTTATATTTAAATACAATGGAGACAGTGTTTTTGTAGAATTCACTGTCTTTTCTATTTATGGAGAATTTACTGAAAGTGTGGTGAGATAGTAGTTGTTTGAAGATCAAACCGAAGAAGTGATTTTAGATAGAATGATGAATAAAATATCTAATGATTTAGACAAAAGAGAAGGTTCTATAATTTATAATGCTTTAGCACCAGCAGCTCAAGAAGTTGCTAAAATGTATTCAGATATGGATTATTTTTTAAAATGTACTTTTGCAAGCCCTGATATGCCAGATGAACTTTTGGATTTAAGAGTTGCAGAGGAAGGCCTTAAAAGAGAAAAAGCAACTTATGCAATTAAAAAAGGATACTTTTATAACGAAGAAAATGAATTAATAGACATTCCTTTGAATAGTAGATTTTCTATCGAAGATTTTAATTTTATTGCAGTAGAAAAAATTTCTACTGGTTTATATAAAATGCAATGTGAAACAACAGGTATAGAGGGAAACTCTATAATAGGACCGTTAATACCAATTGAATATATTGAGGATTTATCTATTGCTACATTAGGAGAACTTATTATACCAGGAGAAGATGTTGAAAGTAACCAGAGGTTATATGATAGATATATAGAGCATTTAAATGAGAAACCTTATGGTGGTAACATAGCAGATTATAAAATTAGAACTAGAGCTATTGAAGGTGTTGGAACCGTAAAGGTATTTCCTATATGGAATGGTGGTGGAACTGTAAAGATAGTATTTTTAGATAGTGATTATAGTGTTCCTACAATAGAATTAATAGACAAGGTACAAACTATACTAGATCCAGTACCAAACCAAGGCAAAGGTTTTGGTGTTGCTCCAGTAGGCCATGTAGTTACTGTATTAGGTGCTAAAGATATAGAAATAACTATAGCAACCAAACTTCTATTAAAGAGAGGACTTACTATTGGTCAAGTTCAAGAAGATATAGAAAAAGTTATTAAAGATTATCTGTTAAACCTTAGAAAACAATGGCATGAAGAGGATAATACGATAGTTAGGATTAGCCAAATTGAAGCTAGAATTTTGAATGTAGAAGGTGTAGCTGATTTATTTAACACTAAAATAAATGATAAAGAGGAAAATTTAACTTTAGGAACTGAAGAAGTTCCAATGTTTAAAGAGGTGATATTAAGTGAAAAAGAAATTAATTGATTTTTTACCGCCACAAATATCTGATATAGAAGAATTTAAACAAATTACTTCTACAGAAGATGGAGAGCTTGAGTTATTAGAAAAAGGGCAACAAAGAATCCTAAAAGAAAACTTTGTTGATACAGCAACAGAGTATGGGATAAAGCATCGAGAAACACTATTTAAGATAAGAGCTGATTTATTAAATGATACATTAGAGTTTAGAAAGCTAAGAATTAAAAATAGAAAAATGGATAAGATGCCTATAACTCATAGAGCACTTGAATATAAGCTAAACACTATATTTGGTAAGGGTAACTATAAAGTTGAAGTACTTAATGATGAATATGTATTAAAAGTAGAAATAAATACTTTTGATTGGAGTATGTTTAATGAAATAATAGATAACTTTAGATATATAATTCCATGTAATATGATGTTAAGTTCTACTTTAGTCCAAAAAATAAATACTAATATTTATTATGCTAGTGCTATAACAAGTGGTGAGGAAATAACTGTATATCCATGGATGCCTAAAGACATAACATCTAGAGGTAAAGTTAATATAGCTATGGGTAGCAATACAGGAGTAGAAAATATAACAGTATATCCTAGAAAGGAGGCTTAATTAATGGCAGAGCAATTTTATACAATACTAACTAAAATAGGTAAAGCGAAAATAGCTAATGCAACTGCATTAGGAAACAAAGTTAATTTTACAACTCTTAAGGTTGGGGATGGTAAAGGAAAATATTATAACCCAACAGAAGAACAGGAGGATTTAGTTAACGAAGTATGGCAAGGCAATATAAATTCTATTAGGGTAGATGAAAACAATCCTAGCTGGGTAGTTATAGAAGTTATAATACCAAGTTCAGTTGGCGGGTTTATGATACGTGAAGCTGGAGTTTTTGATGATGAAAATAATATGTTAGCCATAGGCAAATATCCAGAAACATATAAACCACAGGCTCAAGATGGAAGTACAAAAGATTTGGTTATAAGAATGATGTTGGAAGTAAGTAATACATCTAGTGTAACTTTAAAAGTAGATCCAACAGTTATATTAGCAACACAGAAAGACATACAGATAATAAATAGTAATATGATAGATTTAAGTAAAAGAGTAAGTAAAAACGAGGAAAATATAACTAGTATTAAGTCAGATTTGGCTGATATTACGACAGATAATAAAAGATTAACTAAAGATAAAACAATCACAGGAGCTATAAATGAGCTTTTTACAAATGCCAATAATGGTAAGAATCTGATATCCAGCGTTGTTGGAAGTCCATTGTTGGCCACTGATACCTTTCAACAACAACATGATAAAATTCAAACATTGAAAAATACTTTTGCTACTAATTTAACCGCTAAAGAACAACCATCAGCCGGTAATGAAACATTGTTAAATTTAATAAATAAAGTAGCTAATATAAATGTAGGTAAAAAGTATGCTAAAGGAGAACTTACAGAAGTTGAATTTACAGAAAACTATATAATATCTTATTTAGATTTTAAACCAAGTATTATATTAATATCTGGTTGGGAAAATCGAAGTCCCAATTATGTAGATTTTACAATAAACATGATATACACTAGTGATGGCTTTATATGTGGAGGACAGCACACATATGACCAATTAAAAGGATCTACGCTTTTAGTACGTGCCGGTGCAGGATCAGGCAATAATTTTCAATTTTCAACTAATTTTACAGATGATATAACAGCAACTAATAATGGATTTGTTATTAAACAAAGCTCATTTTTGCAATATATCCATAGTAATTTTAAATGGGTAGCAATAGAATAGGGGTGATAAAATGCAATTTGGTAAAAGATTAATATTTGATAAAAATACAGGTGTTATTTTAAATAATTCGTTCGGTGAAATAGTTACAACTTCAAATATAGATTTAAGACCAAAAGAAATAGATTTCATAGATTTACCGTATAGTTATAATGAAAATAATTTTAAAAATGCAATAGAATATCATATAGATATTTCTAAAAATAAAAACACTAGCAACTTAAAAGATTTAATTGTTATAACACAATATATGGAACGTGTAGAAACCAATGAAGAGAAACTTAAAAGAGAAAAGCAAGAATTAGAAAATCAATTGCTTTTACAAGCAGACAATAATTTAGATGGAGGTATTTTATAATGGAAGTTAATATGGTGATAGTAAGAATATGTGCGGAGAGAATAGTAGATGAAGGTTTAAATCCAAAGACAGGTAAGGTATACATCCTAGATGATGTAACTAATAAAGATTATAGAAAAGCTATAGAGGATTATATATTAGAACATACAAAAGAAGTTTAAAACTGAGTAGAAATAAATTTACTTAAAGCAAAAAAATTATGAAGTTGATTAACTATATAAAAAGTCATGATAATTTATGCAATATTTTTAAAAAATATCAATTTAACTGTATTTTTGGATATAACAGTAGATTTGAATGAATAAATTCAAAATATGATTGAATTCAAAATTTTACATTTAATTCCTACAGTGTTAACATTTACAGTGTAATATTTATTGCACATTTTTGAAGGAAAGGAAATGATTTCATGAACAAAAAAATTAAGTTTTTAACTACTACTTTATGTGGAGTTATTTTATCTTCTGGTTTAGCTTTTACAAATGTAAAAGCTGCATCTACTATGCCAAATAATACGCAGAGTTTAACTACTTTAAGTAGGCGTATAAATAAGTCAGATTTTAAATGTAATACTTATCAAGATGGTTATAATCAAGTTCACACTGAAATAAATTCATATGATGGTGATACTCATTATTTTAAAACTCTAGTAATATTTTATGATGGAAATACAGAAGTGGATATGCTTAGCAGTGATAAAACTACAAGAGGAAGATATGGAGCTGGGTTTGGAACATATAATGATTGGACAAGAGCAGAAGTACATTATTACGTTGACAGTGAGCCGGTAGCAATTCAAAATGTGTATCAATAAGAATAGTACCAATTTTATAATTAAATAATAGGTTTAGGAATTTATAAAAGAAGTTTGTATAATTATTATATGAACTTCTTTTATGATTTAGGAAAAAATTGTGATAAGGAAATGCAAGATTTCAGATAGTCTTTTTATTATAATTTTATTTAAAATGCAAAAAAAGTTTCATATATATCACATATATGGAATGGAAATTACATTTTTACGTAGAATAACTATAATATAGACTATACAAGTAAAGCATTTTAGAAGGGTGAATATGTTATGAAATCAAAGAGAATAATAGCATGTTTAATGGCACTTTCAGTTATTGTTACAAGTACTTTAGCTTGTGGAATAAGAGTTCAAGCAGAAAGTATAAGAAGTAATGTGGAGCAAGAAAGTAATATTAAATCCATAATACCTGTTAATCAAAAATTTTCAGCTTATTATGAGCGCCCTTCTGGTTTGAAAAGGAAGGTAAATAATATGATATTATATGATTTATTAAAAAATTTAATTGATAATAATTACTATGAAAAGGAAGATATGAATAATAAACTAAATGTATTCTATACCTTTAACCCAACTGCTAAAGAAGATACTACAGAAAAAGTTGTTACACAATAGATAATTAAAGCGACATAAATAATTTTATAAAGGCAAAGTAGGCACCTAATAGGTGTTTTTTATTTTGCTTATTTTTAAATCACTGGAGGTGTAATGTGGAATTAAAAGTCTGCGAAGAAAAACATAAAAGGATAGAGGAAAAAATTAATGTTCATGATATTAGGCTTAATGACCATTCAAAGAGAATTGATAAAATAGAACAAAGCCAATCCAGGACAGATGCTAAAATGGAGAATCTTTGTGATCAATTAAAGCAACTTGTATCTGTTTTGAAATGGTATGTAGGATTAACAGTAGGAGGCTTAGTAAGCTTTTTTTTATATGCAATTCAACATAATATTTTTAAGTAGAAAGGTAGATGTGTAAATGAAATTTTTAGAGCAATTTCTACAGATAAAAAAGATTATAGCATTACTAACTACTATAGTATTTTGCATTTTAGCATTAAAAACTAATATATCAAGTACAGAATTTTTGAGTGTATTTACATTAATAATAGGGTTTTATTTTGGACAAAGTTCAGCTAGACAAGCGGTAAAGGAAAGTAAAGAGCAGGAATAAACCTGTTCTTTTTTTATTAAATTTTAGGAGGAATGTTTTATGTTATTTAATTTAAATCCAGGACATACATTAAGCGGTGGAGATGTAGGAACTAGAGGAATAGGCGGATTAAAAGAAGAAGTATTAACAAGGCAACTAGTAGGAGAAATAGATAAAGAATTAAGAGGCAGAGGACATAGCACTAATATATGTAGAGTAGATTATGCATCAACATTACAAGAAAGTTTAAATAAACAAGTAGCTTTATGTAATTCAGTAAATGCAGATTTAAACATCTGTATACATTTTAACACTACAGTAGGTGGTTATGGATCAGAAGTGTATACCTATAGTGGTAAGTATTTAATAGAAGCAGATAGAGTATTAAAGCAATTAAATAATTTAGGCTTTAGAAATAGAGGGATTAAAGACCAACCTTTAGCACTAACTAAAAGAACTAAAGCAAAAACAATTTATATAGAAGTATGCTTCATAGATAGTTCTGGAGATGTAGCCATACTTAATAAATATGGAATGAATGGAATTGCTAAGGCAATAGTAAATGGTGTTTTAGGCACATCTTCAAATGTAACACCAAGTCAACCATCTACAAATAATAGTAGTTGGATTAATTTAGATGGTAAAACAGGTACAATAAATACACCGAGTGGTGTAAATATTAGAGAAAAGAAATCTACATCTAGTAGAATATTAGGTGCTTTACCTAATGGATCAAAAGTACAATTATACCGTAAAGAAGGAGATTGGATACATATTTATTATCCTCCACATGGGGGTTATGTCTATGGGAAATATGTAAGATATTAA